TGCCGAAGTAGCTGGTGAAGTAGCTGGTCAGGTCAAAGTCCAGGCGCACCTCGTGGTACTGCAGGGCAATCAGGGGCAGGTACAGGCCGGGGTTGCGGTTGAAGAAGAACAGCAGGGGCAGGTACACGCTGTTGGGGTTGCCGGTGTTGCTGGGATCGGGGAGCACCACGGGGCTCGAGGTCAGCTTGCCGTAGTTGATCTTCTCGCTCTCGGAGAGGAACAGCTCGGCGTACAGCCGCCACCAGGTCTGGTAGTGCTTGTCAATGCGCTGGCCACCGATGGTCAGCTCAATGTCGGCAATCGAGCGCTCGGCCACCCAGCACGTGTCGATGTTGGAGTTGGTCGAGGTCAGGTTGGAGACGGAAGACTGGGTGGGCTGCAGGCGGATGTACATGTCACCGACCAGGTCGCCGTTGCGGGCGATGGTCACGGACACACGGCCACCGTTGGTGGGGGTGCCGTTCACCGTCTGCTGGATGGTCTCCATCGCAAAGTTAGTGTGGCGCTTGTACACAGCCTGGAAGAAAGTCACCTTGGGCTGGCCCGTCAGGTACACGTCCTGCGCGCCGTACGCAACGAGTTGCATAAGTCCTCCTGCCATGATCGCTTGGTACTAGTACCCAAGAAAAAAAATTAACAAGAAACTCACGTTTAGTTCGCGAACGCGAGACCACCGAGTCCAGATTGGACCCGAAGGATATTGTAGTTGACGGCAAACATCTGTTGATTCAGAGTTGGCATATTCGTCTTCAGGTTCACGGCAATTTGGGCCATATCGATACGGCTGAAATTGCACGTTCCGCTTGGCTGAAGCTCCTCGGGCTTGAGACCAAAACTGTACATGTAGATACCCGGGTATGGAACACCGCTGTGGTACTGGTATGGCTGGTATTGGTTAAAGTACTTTCCGTACTGAGGCACGAATCGGTCCGTACCGTTCAGAATGATCTTCGCCTGATGCATAGGCCCCACCTCCTGTCCGAATGCCGTGTTGCTCGAGGCAACTGGAATTCCAGACTCAACCCAGAAGACGTTGCCCGACAGAACGTTCGACTGAACAGTCACAAGAGTTCCGGTTTGGATATTACTCGTTGTAACTACCGTATTCGACGAGGCGTACAGAGATGTCGCAAAAGGAGAAGGCACGTACAGGGTCGGAGCACCGACGTGCGCCGGAGAAAACGGAGCGAGGGACCCGGCAAGCTTTGACGGGTCAACGGTCACGTTCACGTTCGACACACTGGAAGAGAAATTCCAGAGAGAATTGGGATTTGATGCAAAACTTGGGACTTGGTAACACCAGATCAGCTCCTTCACTGGGTGGTTGTACTGCATACGGATCACGCTTGGGGTGTTCTCGTTGGTCGAGCCGACCGGGTCGGCGTTCACGTGCTGGACCTGCTCAATCAGGTACTCGGAGGGCTTCTTGGCAAAGGAGTCGCGCTCGGTCGTGTCCAGGTACACATAGTTGGCCCAGACGGCGAATGGATTCGTGCCAAAATAGCTAGAGTACTGAGGGCTGATGGAAAAGTCAATACGGACCTCATGGTACTGGAGGGCGATGAGGGGGAGGAAGAGACCGGGGTTGCGGTTGAACCAGAAAATGAGGGGAAGGTACACGTAGCTTTGAGACGTGATGGCCTGTCCCGAAACGAGGTTCACAGCTGGACACGAGGTCAGTTTGCCGTAGTTCTGCTTCTTCGTGTCGTTCAGGAAAACCTCGGCGTACAGACGGAACCAAAGCTGGTAGTGCTTATCAATAGACTGACCGCCAATAAAGACTTCCACAGAGCTAAAGGCCCGCTCAGCGACCCAGGCCATGTCGGACACGCTGTTATTCGTGGTCAAATTGGAAGAGCTTGATGACGTTGGCTGAAGAACCACAAACATGTCACCGACCAGGTCGCCTGAGCGTGACAGGGTCACGGAGGTCAGACCACCGGGGGTCAGGGCACCAGCCACCGTCTGCTGCACGGTTTCCATGGCAAAATTGGTGTGACGCTTGTAGGCCGTCTGGAAAAAGGTCACTTTGGGTTCACCCGTCAAGTACACGTCCTGCGCGCCATAGGCGACGAGTTGCATAAGAGCGCCCCCAGGCATTTACTATTCACTGCGAAAATATTCGAGACCTTTTTCCTACAAGAATAGTACAAATGTCTCGCCCACGTGCACCCCCACCAAAGATTGTCCAGCAGCCCGAGCCCGAGGAGGAAGAGGAGGACGAGGATGAGGAAATGGATTTCGAGGAGGGTGTCGATATGTTCGAGGCGCTCGGCAGTCTGCTTGCCACGGAGGATGGCGAGACCATCGCGACCGCCCTGGTGGGTCTCAAGGATGCCGCCGAGAAGATTGCTCTGAATTTGGAGATGCACAATAAGCTCATGGTGAAGATTGCGGCCGCTCTGAACAAGATGGTTCCAGCGCCTGCCCCAGTCCTGGCGGATGCCTAGGGCACTTAAAAAAGTCTCGCGTTATTTCATCAATGTCTAAAGCGTCCACACAAAAGAAGGCGGCTCCCGTTCCAGATGGAAGTGTCTATCAGAAGGAAATCAACTCATGGACTGCTGATGACCTAAACAATAAGTTGAACGACTGTGAGCGAAATTTGTATCTAAATTTACAAAATACAGATCGCCGCCAAGAGATTTACTCCAAGTTGGCGACCAAGTGGCTTCCGGCGAGTCCCAGGCGGGACGAGTACGGCATTCCTATCGATATCGACAAGGAGGATCTCGAGCGTATGCTCGTGAACAAGAACCGTACAGTCACTATTTGTGGCTACATGCTTGCCCGTGCCGAGCTTTTGGAAATTACCAAGTCCGAGACGGAGGACCTAAATGGAGATAAGATGAGTTTTGAGAGGCGTATCAAGCGGTTTCGAGAGTGTTACAAGACGATCGTGAACAAGTTTATCGAGAATGATACCGAGTACAAGATGTTCAATCAGCCCTTGGTTGAGAACCCTGATGTGGATTTTGACCTCGGTGAGGCGACCAGCCCGTACCAGAACTTGCTCATTTATCTGCTCAAGCAGGCCTATAAGAATGGGTATCGCCGGTACCGTGACCAGTGTTGCAAGGAGATTCGCAACACGCGAGCCTGGAAGCCCGTCAAGGAGATCAAGGACTTTGTGTACGACGAGACCCAGAAGGAGGACAACGCGGAGATGTGGATGAATCTGACCAACCGAGGCGGTATGGCCAACGACGTGATTCGGCACTTGACCAACTGTAAGGATATCCAGTTTTCGGAGATTAAGAAGGACCGCCACGTCTGGTCGTTTGAGAACGGGCTTTTGGATGCGCGGCCTATCGACGAGAACAGGAACCCCGAGACGGGCGCACGCCAGTTTACGTTTTACGAGTACACCTCCAAGGAGTTTCACGAGTTGGACCCTGAGCTCGTGTCGTGCAAGTACTTTGACTTGCCCTTTGACCCACACCACGAGATTGAAGACTGGTACCGGATTGAAACGCCCAACTTCCAGAAGGTTCTGGATTATCAGCGGTTCGACGAGTCTGTGTCGCGGTGGATTTACGTTTTCATGGGTCGTTTGTGTTTTGATGTCAACGAGCTGGATGGGTGGCAGATTATCCCTTTCCTCAAGGGTATCGCACAGTCTGGCAAGTCGACCCTGATCACCAAGGTGGCCCGCAAGTTTTACGAGTGCGAGGACGTGGCAACCTTGTCGAACAACATCGAGAAGAAGTTTGGGCTCCAAAGCATTTACAAGGGTTTCATGTTTATTAGCCCTGAAATCAAGGGGGATTTGCAGCTCGAGCAGGCTGAGTTTCAATCGCTCGTGTCTGGTGAGGATGTCTCCGTGGCTCGCAAGTGTGAGACGGCTGTGAGCGTTCAATGGAAGACTCCTGGTATCTTGGGTGGGAACGAGGTGCCCAACTGGAAGGATAACTCCGGGTCCATCCTGCGTCGTTTGGCGACGGTCAACTTTGGCCGCCAGATTGCACCGGAAGTGGCCGACCCGCACTTGGATGATAAGCTCGAGCTCGAGATGCCCGCCATCCTGTGCAAGTGTCTCCGGGCCTACCTTGACTATGCGCACAAGTACGCAGACAAGGATATCTGGAACGTGCTTCCGGCTTACTTCAAACAAGTCCAGAACCAGATTGCGACCGTCACAAACTCGCTCCAGCACCTGTTGTGCTCGGAAAAGGTTCGGTTCGGCAAGGACCTGTGTGTGCCTCAGCGTATCTTCGTGGAGCGGTTCAACCAACACTGCAAAGAGAATATGCTCGGTACGTTCAAGTTCAACCAGGACTTTTACGCAGGACCCTTCAGTTCGCGTGAAATCGAGGTCCGGACCGAGTCCCGTATTTGGAACGGAAACTCGTACTCGGCTCAGCCCTTCATCTTCGGACTCGACTTTGCTGAAAATTAAAATGTACCTAAATATCAGTTATGAGCATCAACGCGGCCGCCAGAAAGATCCAAGAGGCTTTCCGGCGGAAGCTTATTTTTACAAACAATAAGGGGGACTACAAGGTATCAAAAGCCGTACTGACTGCCCAGATAGTCTCATTCAAATTGCCGATCTTATGGGCTCGCGTGTTCGAGTCGGAGC